GGCTAAAAAAATATTTGAAGACTATGTAATAAAATTGGTTAAGCAAGATCCTATGTTTACTAGCGGCCCAGCATTTAATAGCCAATCTCAAGAAACATATTCTCCAGTGTTTTTAGATTACAAGACTGAAGGAAATAAAACTGTTGTATTCCCTTATTGGTCTCCGTTTTATGCCATAAATTGGTTGGCTAATCGTTCTCATAGCATAGTAGACAATAAGTTTGGTTGTGATTATTTGTTTTTTCAACAACTAAATGGAACATATAATTTTGTTCCACTGTCCTATTTTAAAACAAAAGATGTTGTGGCAAGTTATACTAGAATACCTAGCGATAAAACTAGAGAAATGATGCAATACAAAAACATTCAAGAGTTTACAATATTAAACTATGCAGACAAAATGAGGGATGTTTCATCTGGTGTTTATGCTTCTTCTTATAAAGCATTTGATATAACTAAAAAAACTATAGATATGAGTTTGTTTAATTATTTTAACACATTTTACAGCACACTTCATACTGAAGATGCTCCAACTACAAAAACTGGAGGATTTAATAGAAGTGAAGTTTCCAATCCACTAATAACTAAAGAGTCTTTTTCTTTTGGCGGTTCTCAAAACAATGGGGATGTTTACTCCACAAAATTAGCATCTTACACAAAGATATTGCCCAAAAAGTCCAACAAATTTGGAAATAGTACAAATTACAAACACGATTCAATGATTGACAACGAAGGTTATGAAAATTATGCTTTGATAAGACAAAGTTTAATGAATCAATTAAACACAGTTATGGTTCAAATTAAAGTTTTAGGAGATTCCAGAAGAAGAATAGGAGACATTGTTGAATTACTAATTCCTTCTATGGAAGATCCAGCAGGAGTAGAACAAGGATTTGAATACGATAGATATTTGAGTGGTAATTATATGATTACAAAAATAAACCACGCATTTACACACAATAACTATGAACTAATAATGACCTTGGTGAAAGATTCTTATTCACAGCCATTAAGTAACATTAAGCAACAGGGAGAAACCTTTACTCTATCTGATGGTAGTAAATCTATAGGAGTCAACACTTCTCCAACAAGCAGAAGTGCTAGCGTACCAAATATGAATAGGTTGCCAAGAGGTTAATATGGATTTAGTACATGACCAAATGGGTAAAAATGGATTTTTCTGGTTTCACGGAGTTGTTGAAGACAACAATGACCCGTTAAAACTAGGAAGAGTTAGAGTTCGGTGTTTCGAGTATCATACACAAAATAAAGACGATTTACCAACAGAAGATCTTCCTTGGGCAACTTTGCTTATGCCAGTTACAACATCTTCGGTTAGCGGAAAGGGACAATCTCCAACAGGACTATTAACGGGTTCTTGGGTTATAGGATTTTTTAGAGACGGTTCAAATTTTCAAGATCCTATAATTTTAGGAAGTTTTCACGGTATTCCTGCACACGAAGCAATTCCTTCTTTAGGGTTTAATGACCCAGAGGGAAAGTGGCCAAATAAAGATCATTTAGAAGAGCCTGATACAAATCGTTTGTCTAGAAATGAATCAATAGAAAAAACAATTGTAGAAAAAAAGAAAAAAGAAAAAATTTCCGGTGTTCAAACTGCAATACAGTCTTGGCTTAAATGGGAAGAAAAGGAAACTCCGTACGATGCCAAATACCCAAAAAATCATGTTTTAGAAACAGAATCTGGTCACATAATAGAACTTGATGATACTCCTGAAAAAGAAAGAATTGGAGTGTATCACAAAGCCGGAACTTGGATGGAAATACATCCAGATGGTTCTAAAGTAGAAAAAATAATTGGAGAAGATAACGAAATAGTTTTATCGGATAAAAAAATGCTGATAAAAGGAAACTGCTATATGAATATGGATGGAGCAGTAACTACTTTAAAAGCAGCAAAAGATTTTTACATTGAAATTGGTGGAGACCTTCTTGTTCACACCAAAGGTAATGTTGTTATGGAAACCGATAAAAACTTTGAACATAGAGTACACGGAACATATACAGTAGCAAGTGATGGCAATATGATGTTTGTTGCCCCAAGAATAGACTTTAATCCTGAAGGTGTTCAGCCAGGATTAGCCTCAAGCCCAAATTTAAGTAATGCACAAGCATCTCCCCTGTTAAAAAATACTGCCATTCCTTCAGATACTTTAACTAAATTGCAGGATCGTAATGGAAATTTATTCTTAAATACAGACTATCTTAAAAATTTAAATGGACAGTCTACTAATGGCAAAGGATTGCAAACTGCTAATCTTTCTGATGGTACTTCATTAAAATCTTGGGGAGACAATCGACAAAATCTTTCTGATGTTATAAGCGGTCAAAATAAAACTGTCACTATTTCATCTTCGTTTCCTCAGGGTACAACAATTTCTGATGTTAATTCCGGATTGTACACTAGTGATGAAATTAAAAGTAAAAATCAAACTCAAACACTTAATCAAATTGGTTCTCAAGAAGAAAGAATTACTTCTTCTGCAATAGAAAAAACACAAATAGATGAAATAGTTTCAAGCAGAGGAATACAACAAGCAGAATTAGAACAAGTCGTTGGTCAAGAAAATGTAAACTTTATAAACACTAACCAAAGTGTTTTGAATACAAACACAGAAATAACTACGGATATTGCAACAACAAATTCTAGCATTCCTTTAGCATCAAATACTTTAGAACCATTGGGTCAAAGTATTGGTGGTGTTTTAAATTCTGTTAGTGAAAATCTTTCTGGTGTTGGAGAGACTTTACAAAGTTTAGCACCAGGAATAAATTTATCAAGTATAGTTTCTATTGGTGCAGGAATTGGTCTTGGAGGAGTTGGTGGGCCTGTTGGCACTGCTGTTGGCGGGGCTTTTGCTGGTGCTTTGGCTTTTATAAATCCAAGCGCAGCAATTCAAGCAGTCAACACGAGCGCAAATATAGCGACTGGAGTGGCTCCTTCACCTTCTTCTTTCTTATCCTCTGGCCCACAAGATATAACCAATTTAAGTGCTGTTCCTCTTCCTCCTGTTGGAGGTGGTCTTTATGGAAATGTTACCGATGTCAATTTAATTGATATTGGAGGACCTGCTATACCTTCTCAAAGTTTATACGCTGTTCCTGATGGCAAAGCAACTTTAATATCTGCGTATCCAGGAAGAGCAGAAATTAATAGTGGAACTAGAGGAATTCCTGCTATACCAATCGTTGCTTTTGAATCTGAGTTTCCGCCACTAAAAGAAGATATAACAGAAATTGACGGTGGTGAATTCTAATGCCAAGATTTAGAAATGGAGTAACTTATGGTTTTGGTGGATATAGTAGTGTTTGTACTATTTCCGCAGAGTGTCATATAAGTGATGGTTCTTCCGTATACGGAAATACAGGGCCAAAAGATTGGGGACTGTGGCAAAGCAGATATAAACACTATGGTATGCGCCCTCCAGAATTTTATTATCCAAATGGGCCTTACAATATTGAAGGCACACAAATAACAACCCCCACGGGATGTCATGCTATAGGGTTAAATAATTTTAACTGTTACGGTCTTTCTGGCTCAGGAGCCCCACACACAAGAACTGTTTTTTCTGCCTCTGGAACTCCACAATCTAGATGTTTAATAGTTTTTGGTGGTAAAAGAGGTGTTACTCAAAACAGTTCTTCAATTTTAAACTCAGACCTTGGTTCTTTTAGAGAAGGGCAAAGAATAACTAAAGAATCAAACTCTATATGTTTTTACGCTTATCCATCCCCACCACCAGTAACATATGGCCCTAGTGGCATTTATTCTTCAGGATTTGGTGTTGTATATGGTTGTAACGAATGCTGTGATATAAAATACATGGTCGTTTCTGGAGAATTTCCTCCAGATTTAACTTTAGATATGGAAACTGGAGTCGCATATGGTTTCATATCAGAAATGGATTTGCCAGACAATCCAGAAGATAAAAATAGCAAAGACTATTTCATGGAAAGATGGCGATTACCCTCAGATTATAAAATAACAGAAAAAAATTATGCAACTGTAGGTTCTGCATCTTCATTTAGAAGCGGAAGAGGAGCAGAAAACATAGCAAGATTTATCATAAGAGCGTTTAATGGTAGAGATCCTAGGGTTTTTACAGATAAAGAATTCAGTATAAGTATATCGAACAATTGGTCTTCAGACCGAGATAGATTGATAATAAATATTAATAATCAATTTTATCTTGATGGGAATCCCGCAAGTAATAAGGATTACATCAATAAAATGAAAGAAAGAGGGTTTTTTGACTGAATGCCAGCAGTAAGCGCACAAGGGGATATTTGTAGTGGGCATGGATGCTACCCACCTAGACCTGTTATTGCTTGGTCTGGTAATGTTTTTGTAAACAGCAAAGGGTGTCATCGTCAATTTGATGGATTGGGACCACATTGCGACCTTTGTGATAAGCATCATCCTTGTCATGTCTCTATCAGTATACAAGGCTCATCTCAAGTTTATGTTAACAGTAGACAACTAATGCGGGTTGGAGATCCAGTAGCATGTGGTTCTTCAATAGCAACAGGAAGTACAAATGTGTACTGTGGGGGGTAAAAAATAATAATGCTGCTATCAACTACTATAGATTTTTGGTTAGAAACAGGAATGGCAATCGCTGGCATTTTAGGAGGGTTGACCATAGGATTTTCCTACTTTAGAAAAAAATACGAAACAATAAAAGAAAAAAGAGAAGAAAGAACAATAAATCCCTTATTAACAAAATATTCTAAACACGGAACTATACATGAAATGCTGACTTCTTTAAGACTTCATTTAAATGCAGACAGAGTACAAATTGCTCAATTTCACAATGGTGGAAAATTTTTAGAGGGAACACCAATAAAAAAATTTAGTGTTACACATGAATCTTGCGGTCCTGGTATTTCTATGGAAAGTCAAAATTTTCAAAATGTTATAATAACTTTGTTTTGGTCAATTATTGAACTATTAAAAGAAAATGATTCAAAAATAAGATTAACTAGAGCATTATCTGTAGACTCTCCTATAAAAATCTATAATCAATCTAAAAATATTGAAGCATTTTGTTTGTTACCAATAAAAAAATCAGAATTGTTTGTTGGTTTTATAAAAGCAGAATGGAACAGTTTACATGAAGTTCCTGATGACTATAAAGAATGTTCTACTCTAATGGATAGATATAGATCTTTTATAGAATTGGAATTAATAAAGGACTCTTAAATGAACAGTAAAAATAAACTAGAACCATTTTTCTTTGGTGATTTAGATTTAAATATAACTCCACATCCAATTTCAAAAGATGTAATTGTTAAAGTAAATGAAAATGCTGTTAAAAGAGCAATTAGAAATTTGTTATCATTAAAAAAATTTGAAAAACCTTTTCATCCAGAAATAAGTTCTGGAATACAAGACTTATTATTCGAAAACCCAAGTCCTGTTGTTTATTCAATTTTAAAAAGAAATATAGAAGAAGTAATAAGAAAATATGAACCAAGAATAGAAGGTCTTAGCATTACTTTCACCGTTGAACAGGACAAAAATGAATTAACTGTTTCCATTCGTTTTAATGTTGTTAACCGTCAGCAAACATTTGAAACTTCCGTAATTTTGGAGAGAACTAGATGAACAAAAATAACTTAAAAATAGATGCTTTAGATTTTGATTCAATTAAAAGCAATTTGAAAGCATATCTGAAAGATCAATCCCTTTTTAAAGACTTTGATTTTGAAGGCTCGGGAATAAATATTATTTTAGATTTGCTTGCTTATAATACTCACTATCAGGCATTTTACGCCAACATGGTTGCTAATGAAGCGTTTTTAGATTCGGCAATATTAAGAAACAGTGTTGTCTCTGTTGCCAAGCAACTAGGCTATACTCCAAGGTCTATAAAGTGTTCTCAAGTGTTTGTTGATATAGAATTTTTAAATGGAAACACAGCACAACCATCTCTTCTTCTCGATAGAGTTAGAAGCGGAACCGCGTTTGTCAATCGCGGGGATGTTTTTCGAGGAAAATTTCCTAGCGGTTCATTTTATGACTTTGTTGCAGTAGAGGATATCCAATTAAAAGTTGTTAATGGAATTATTAAAGCAACAAATGTAAAATTATTGGAAGGTTCTTTAAAAACATATTCTTATGTTGTAAATACCTTTGACCCATCTCAAAGATTCGTATTGCCATCAAGCACAATAGATATAGACACTATAAAAGTTAGAGTCCAAAATTCAATTGATGATAGCACAGGACTTTTGAATATTT